AGCGGGATCATCGACTGCGAGCCGGGGGTCACCTGACCGGCCCACACTCCGGGCGCGTCAAGCGTCTCGCCGCTCAACAGCCCCATATGCAAGGCCGGGATAAAGCGGCCCTGCGCATCGGTCAGGACATTTTTGATGTCGTTGTGAAATTCGAGCTGCTGCTCGAGCGGCGCATCGTGATATTCGGGCAGATGACCGCTCGACCTACCGGGTGCCGACTCCCACGACATCTGACCATAGGTGTCGCCGAGGAAATCGGCAAAACTGCGCGCCGCCTGCGCCACCGGGGTATTTTCGCCCTCCGCCTTTTGCACCGCCCAGACCGAGGACTGGACATGCTTGGGCATAATAGCCTGACCCCCGACGGGGGTTGTCAGACCCTCGGCGTTGAGCCGGTCCTGCGCCTGGTTGGCGACGATGCGGGCGAAATTGTGCTGGCCGCCGCTGGGCGAGAGGCTATACGGGCTGCCGTCGGGATCGGCGTATTCCAACGCCCGCATGTTCCAGATGTCGTTGACTAGCGAGTGGCCGCCGAGATTGGGCAGAAACCCCTCGGCCTGCGCGGTCGAGAATGGCCCGATCTTCTCGCCGGTGACCGGCTCACCACGGTAATAGTAGCCCTCCAGTGTCCCACCCATCTTATTGGGAAACAGACCGGTGACGATCGGCTGCCCGAGCATCGCCTGGGAATGACCGACAAGAGCGGCGTTGAGGTTCATCGGCACCGGGGTTTGCTGACTGGTCCCGGAGAGGCCGCCGACCACTTTGCCGGCCACCTCGGGATCGCCGCCGGCGTGAAACAATGTCGCCTGGCCGCTCTCGGGGTACCACTCGCCGGCCGGCGCCAGCCCCTGCCGAGCCTTGGCGGTGTAGCGGTCGACCAATCCGTTGAAGTCGTCCATCGTCTGGATGTGTGGCGGCGGCTGGATCGGTTCCTTGCCCGGCCTAATGCCAATCAATGGCAAGGTATCATTGCCGGGCCGCGCTAGGTGCTGATCGCGCAGGGTATTAGCGAGATCGACCTGTGCCTCGGTCGCCCGAAACCGCAGCGCGCCGCTCTCGTCGCTCAGCATATTGCCAAAGGCGACGCCGGCCGGGCTGTCGGCCACCGCCGCACCCGCCGCCCCCAAGGCCTTGCCGACGAGCGGTCCGGCGACCGCCGAAAAGGCAGCGTTATAGAGCGGATTGTCTCTGTCGGCGTCGGCGATCTGCTCTGGCGACGCCCCGGTCTCGTACATCGTTCGGAGTCTGGCGCGATGATCCTCGATCGCCGCCGGCAGGTAAGCCAAGCCCTTGGCATAACCGATCAGACCCGTCGGGTCGGTCGTCAGGTTGCCCACCGGATCGGTGACCGCGTCGCGGCCGGGCCGCAAGAGCTCGGCCATGGTCGCCGGCCTCGCCCAGCTCGGGACATTCGCCGCCGCCGGCTGGCCGGTTCCGGCGAGCGCGGAGGCGAAATCCCAGCGGGGAGCCGCAGGATCGGCCCACGGGTCGTGATCGACCGGGATCTGGTCAGCCCGATATTCCGACATCTCCGCCCCGCGCAGTTGTCCGAACTATCGAGTTGACCTGATCAGACGACCATCAGGTATTTGCCGGGACGTCTCGGGTCGGGCACGTAATGCCGGCCGTCGGGCGCCAGGCGGGCACCGGCGGGCAGGGAACGTACCGGAGCCCCCGGACGGCCGGGAACCCCAGCGCCACCAGGTGTCATTGGTGGTGCCGCCGGGCCGCCTGGCATAGCAGGCGCCGGCGGCCTTCCCCCAACCGCCGGCGCGGGTCGCGGAGTTCCCCCAACCGCCGCACCCATCGCCCCCAACCCCGCCTGGGCGCCGACCGGACCCCCCGGGATCGGCGACATCGGCGCCGGCACCAGCATCGGCGGCGGCGGCGGCAATGCCGGCATGGTCTCGGGCAGACCCGACATCAGCGCCAGGGTCGAGGGCGAAAAATGGCGCGCCATCACCGCACCGCGCAGACGCAAGAGATCGCGGGCGAACTTGGCCACGTCCTTTTGCGCCTTGGTGATGCGGCGGGTCGCGAATTGCGTCTTCAGCTGCTGAGCACCCAACGTCTCGGTCGGGTTGGTCTCGCCGCGCAGAATGTCGGCGATGCCGGTGGTCTGGTAGATGATCCGCAACAGCCGCTCGCGGGCGTCGTAGAGCTGAATCAGCACGCGGGCGATCTGCTCGACCGGCAGCCATTGGATCATGCCGTTGAGACCGCCGCGGTCGCCGGCAAACCCGGCCCAATCCTCGACCGGGATCAGCTTGTTGTCGCTGCCGTCATCGACCAGCTGCTGCAATACCGCCTTGTCGGTGCCGGCATAGACCCCGGCGACCTTGAGGGCCCTCGTTAATTTCTCGATGCGGCTGGTGACCGTATCGAGCTCCATTGCCTGATCTTGATACTCGACATAGTCGGCGACCGGGACCCGCTGCTCGTTGGTCGTGGTCGCCCTGAGGCACTGGGGTGCGGGGAAAAAGCCGGGCAGCTCGAGGGGATCGTCCTTCTCGTCCAGCGGTCCATCGGAATAACCCTTGGCGTGCCAGACGACACGCTTCTGCTTTTTGTCCCAAACCTCCCACACCGTCGCCTTTTTGAAAGCATCGCTAAGTGGACCCTGCTTGTCGCTGTCGACATCGATCCCGGTCGGCGTGTAATCGAGGTTGCATTTCTCGCCCTTGGTGGATCCAAAGCGGTCGACGAGTTCTTCGCGGGTCAAGTAACTGCGAAAGGCCTTCCACCAGATTTCCTTCTCGGTGCGGGCCGGGGTCTCGCGATAATCTTCCCAGAACACATAGCGGACCGGCGCCCGCTCGGCGGTGACCGGCTGAAAGGTCGGCGCGGCGCCCTCCTCGTCGGCCTCGCCCTCCTCGTCATCCTCCTCCTCGCCGAGCTCGTATTCGTAAAACACGCGTGCGACACCGCGGCCCGGCAACAGCCGGTCCTCGACGACGGCAAGCATGACATCGTCGAGCTCCTCGATATCGTCCTCCCAGGTCAGCGCCCGCTCGAGGATCTGCGCGCCGAGCTGGGCGGCCGGGTCGGCGGTGTCCTTGTGGCGCCGCGACACATCGGGTTTGGGAATCCGCCCGTAAAGCACAGGCCGCAATACCTCCACATTGGCCCACAAAATGTTGAATTTCGCGGTCCGCTGCTCGTTGGCGTCGCGCTCGTCGCGGTAGCGGTCGACGATCTTGCGGCCGCGCTTGATCCAATCCTCGTCCTCCTTCTCGGCGAGCCGCAGCTGCTGATCCCAAAAGCGCCAGACTGCTGCGGGACCGGTGCCGAGGTCCTCGCGATCTTCGATCGCAGCACCGGTGCCGGCGGCAAAGGAGACGAGATCAGCCACCAGTTTCCCCCGCGGTGGTTAGGCCAGCGCTTTGTGTCAGATCCTTTTCGGACCGTGGAGGCGCACGATCGCGTCATGGGTCGTGTGCTCCCAGTGCCAGTCGAGCGGCATCTGCATGCCGGTCACGACCGTAGCACCATCGAGTGGCTGCGGCATGGGCGCGGGCTTTGAGCCGGGCACCATTTCATCGAGCATCCGACCGATCAGGCTGAGCGTATCCACCTGGTCGTCGTGCGTGCCGGCCGGAAAGCGCAGCAGCTCCTGCACCAGGTCGATGACCCAGGGTGCGTGCCGCGGGAACAAGACCTTGCTCATGCCGATGCGGCCGCGGATCGCCTGGGCGCGGGATGGCTTGTCGGTGGCACTGGTGAATTGCCGCCGCACCGCAAAGACCTTGCGCTCCAGCTGGCGCTTGGTGATGAACGGGCCGACCGAAGCCTTGATTTGGCCTGCCTCCTCGGCCCAGGTGATGGTTTTCCACTTGAACATCAGGTCGATCAGCGCCTCGACCCAGGCGGCTGAATCGGCATGCTCGCGCCACAGGTCGAGGACATAGATGTCGCTCGACGGATCGAGCCCGACCACCATATGGACAGTCCAATCGCCGCCCTCGGCCTTGGTCGCATAGTCACTGGCGCCATAGGTGCGCAATTGCTCGCGCGGCGGCGGCGTGTCGTACCAGCGGAACCACTCGTTCTTGAAATAATCGCCCGATTCCGGCATCGGCCGCTGCTGCCAGAGTGCCGACCAGTTGCGGGCGTCGCGCTTGGCGATGCGCAGCTGCTCCGGGGTGAACCATTCCGGCCACAACTGTTCTCCGACCGCGCGACCGAGCGCATCGTTCTCCTCGGCCTCGGCCGGCAGGTTGACGACCTCCCATTGCTCGCCACCCGCCTTGGCCTCCTCCAGGAGGCGCCCGGCGAGGTCATCGTCGTGCCACCGGGTGCCAATATAGATCAGCGCCGCATTGGGGATCAGCCGGGTCCAGAAATCCGATTTGTACCACTGCCAGATGTGCTCGCGGATCGGCGCCGAATCGGCCTCGGCGCGGCCTTTGACCGGATCATCGATGATCCCCAACGCCGCCCGCCGCCCGGTGACGCTGGCGTCGACCCCGACGGCGAAATATTCGCCGCCGCGGGCGGTTTCCCAACGCCCCGCCGCACCGCTGTCGCCCGACAGCCCAAATCCGAAGGTCTCCTTGAAGATCGGCGAGCCGACGATATTGCGGACCCGGCGCCCAAACCGCTCGGCGAGCTCTTTTGAGTGACTGGCGGCAATCACCGGCAATGAGGGGTTGTTGCCCATGAACCAGGGCGGAAACAACACGCTCGCATAGGTCGATTTTGCCGAGCCGGGCGGCAAAAACAGCATCAGGCGCCTGATCTTGCCGGCAGCGACCTGCTCCAGCTTGCCGATGACGTAGCTGTGATGCCGGGCGGGCTCGATATCCGGCATCGCCAGCCGGATAAACTCGGGCAGCGATTTCCGCGCCGCCTCGCGCGCCGCCGCGGCCTCGTTTTCGCGGGCGCCGGCGGTGACCTCGGCGTCGACATAGCGCGCCACCCAATCCGGGTCCTCGCCGTCGGCGAGCTTGGTGTAGGAAAACCCCTTGCCGCTCAGATTGGCGACGTTTTCGGCCTGCGGCGAGCGCCCGGAGGGCTGGCGATAGAGCTCGATGTCGTCCCGAATGACCAGCCAGTGACCGGGCAATGGCATGCGCGAGGTACAGATGACCCCGCGCCATCGCGAACCGCCTTCGAGTCCCCCCGGATAGCGTCCGGCGATCAGGCGCGCATCGTCGAGCACCCCCTCGGCGAGATTGCGGGCGTCGTCGAGCCAGACCGCCGAGGCCTCGATGTTGGGCAGGCGCCGGCGATCGGCGCCCTCGTCCATCGCCAGGAACTCGATTTCGAGCAGCCGCTGGACCGCGTCGCCAAAGTTGTAGAGGTAGGTATAACGGCGCTTTTTGGCGTCATAGACACCATCGCGCACCCAATGCTGCACCGCCCGCACCGTGTGCGTTTCGAGCTCGTCGCGATGCTGCCGCACGACCACCCAGCGCCAGGCGCGCTGCTGTGGCCAGCGCACCGCACGCTGCATGATATCAAAGACCGCGGCCGATTTGCGCCCGGCATAGACCGGACCGACAACGGCGCGCAAACGATGGTCGGACTGGAGAAAAGCGGCAAGCTTCGCGCCGGGCGGGCTGTAGCTGACTGTAGCCATGCCTCGATCCGGCAGATTGGAACCGTTTTAGTTGCGGTCCCGGTTTGTTCGCGGGGCACCGACGCCCCTCACCATCTTAGCTCAAAATCTTGATCAGTGGTCGACCACCTCCGTCAAGAGGTTTGTGTCGATTTTGTGTAACCCATTGGCACTGTTCACGTTGCATAGTGAGCGCGCAAGATCCCGAGATCGGCGAGCAGGATGCCGGACGCCGCGAGCCGCGAAATCCGCCTCGTCCCCCAGCCGATTTCGAGGGCCCACCTGGTCAGCGGGAGCTCCAGGCCGAGAACGTACCAGGCGCACGACCCGCCGGGCGACCCGAGCCCTCCGAGCGCATCGACCGCACTGAGCACGCCGAGCCGCGCCGCCTCGCTGCCTTCGGCAAAGAAGCGACCGTTGTTGCCGTTCGCGAGCACCACGGGAATCCGCGTCGTGTCGTTGCCAAAGAGTCCATCGAGATGAGCGCGACGGAAGTCGTCGTGAAAGCGGTCCGCTGCCTTGGCCTCGCGTTCGGTGATCGTTTTCTCGCGCAGCATGCAGCCGATCGTGTCCAGCGCCCGCAGCGGTCTCGACCACTCGCCGTTTGCGTCCTCGATCGGCCGCGGCAGCCGCTCGATCGGACCTTGCGCCCGCCGCTCCGCTGTTACCGTCAACAAAACCAGTTCCGCACGACCCCGACCGCGCCGAGACTTTGGCATAATTCCCCCTCCAGTTTCCGCTATGGTGAGTGATGACGACACCGGTGACACTCGAATTTTTGGCTGAGGAGCTGGCACTTGTGCGCACCGAGCTGCGCTGCATCATCGAGACGCTATGCCGCCTCGACGAGACGCACGCACATCTCGACCAGCGCCTGATCGCGATGCGCGACGAGGTCCAGGACGCGCAGTCGGCGATGCGCTCTGTCCGCGCCGAGCTCGTGGCCCACCATCGGTTGCAGGACCAAATCGGCCAGCGACTACTGCGCCTCGAACAAATGGCTGCGCTGGGTACCAAGGGCAAAACCCAATGAAACCGAAACTTGCCTCGAAACAGGCACCGAAGCCCGGTCGCTGTCAGGCGCTGGTGCTGAGTGATCTATTGAGCAACACAAGCCTGCGGCTAACGCTGGGGATGAACATCGGCGTCGATCGGTACGGCCAGCTATCCGACCGGGTGATCGCTGCGGCGCTTGCCTCGAACCCCGAACACGGTCCGTATTCGCTACGGCAATGCACCCGCAAGCCGGTGACATGGCGCGGCGGGAAACCAGTCTGCCAGCTGCACTACAAAGCCCGGTATTTCTTACCGTGGACGCCTCGGGCCCGGATGCGCCTGACGGATGCCTTGCGTGAGTTAGACGGGATTGTCGCGATGAACCAGCCCCGCATTCCCGACAATGCCTTTCGCCGGGCCTGGGGTGAGACACTGGAGATAACCGACTGGACCGGCTGGATGCTGTCGCCGGCCGGGATGAACTTCGCGCAAGGGGCTGCCTGGGCGCGCTCGATCGGCAGCACAAAGACGCTGCAATTAACCTCGGGCGACACCCTCGCCCGTCTGCCATCGAGCTGCTAACCCTCAGATTTTCCTGTATAAATTTTTTAGGCGACAGAGCCGCTGCAGGGTGGCCCGGCCTCTGGCGAGGCCGGCGGCCTCGTCGGCCTCGACCGGGGGGGTATCTAGATCTGGTGGTTAATTCAACCCAACCAAACCACAAGTGGGGTCCCCATGGCTGCCGCGAGGAAGGGGCCCCCAACGCACCGGGCTAACGCGCGCGAGACAGGTTTGTCAGGAAACGGCAACAACCAACGCCCTGGGGTCGTGGCCTCGAGTGGGTGAGCACGCCCCGAATACGGGAGTAATCGCCAAGTCGAGAGCCGCGGAAACGCTCGCCCAACGCTCGCCAGACAGCGTCATCCCTGCACGCAGGGAACCGATAATCCCTGCAGTTCTCGTCTTGTTCACGGGTTCGCCCCGAAGACCTGCACCACAAACGAGAGCGCAAAAAGTTACAAGGCGCCGGTGTGCGACCGGCTGCCGCCGGGAGGGCGGCCGCGGTCCGGCCGGCCGGCGCGAAATCTCGGACCGAGGCGCCCGAGCGTGGAAAAGCGCCTTTCAGCCGCAGTATCAGCCCAGTATTAAACCCCGCCCGTTTTACGCGAGTGATCGCGCTCAATGCACTTCCACTGCGCCGGGAATTCGCAGGCAGGGGCGGGCAAATCGGATCAGAGGACAGGCGCGCGACGCGCGGGCGCGCAACAGGATTAACCGGGAAGTCCGCCCCCGCCTGCGAAATGCGAACGCGATCAATCCCTTGGATCGAGCTCCCCAAACCCTCGCGCAGATCGGTCGAGCGCGAGCTCGGACTGGTGCCCACGCAGCGCAACACCCCAAAAGCCGCGTTTGCCATTTGGCAACTTTTTAACCCGCCGCAGCCCTTCGATACCCTCAAGTCGAGCAACAAACACGCCCTCGGTCGGAACAAAACCCCGGCCCTGCATAAACCGCGAGAAGTCTTGGTGCAGCTCACGCGAAGACGTATAGAGATCGAAACTTGATCGATCGCAGCGCTCTTCCAGCCATTCCTGCATTTGATCCTCTAGCATGAAGTAATCTTCGGTCGCGTCTGTCACGATGCGTGGCGGCGACAGACCAATCCGCTGGTATTCCAGGCAGCCCTCGACAGCCATTGCCATGATGCCTGGCAATTCTCCGCGAAACTTCTCGATCAAATACTTGTCTATTTTGGCCGGCTTATGCCTAAATGGCAGCAAGTATAACCGACGCTTCATTGCATCGGATACTCCTGATAGGCGCGGCCTGTAGTTGCCATGAAAGACAAGGAGAAATTGTGGCGTGTATTCGAAAAAGTCCCCGCGCATAAAACGCGCCTGAATTCGGTCACGTCCGGTGAGTGTGGTCAGCCGCTGCTGATCCCAGCGCCGGCCCTCCTCGGTCTCCGCTGCAGTGACCAGCCGGCGTCCAACAAATCCAGCCAAATCAGTGGGATGTCGCTCGCCCTTACTGACGCTGAACGTCTCCATGGGCGCGCCCGTACCATAGGTTGAGTGCAGCAGCCGCAGACACTCGACGAATTTGGATTTGCCAGTGCCCGCGGGCCCATACAGGAACGCGAAGATCTCCTCGGGTGTGATGCCGAGCAGCGAATAGCCGATCAGCCGCACCAGGTAATCCTGATACGGTCGATCGCCGCCGGTGCTCTCATGCAGAAATCGCCGCCAGGTCGGGCACGCTATGCCCGGTTGCGGCGAGGCGCCGGCCAACCGCATGCACAAGCGGTTTTTGTCATGCGGCAACAGTTGGCCAGTGCGCAGATCAACGAGCCCATCGGGCGTATTGAGCACCCATGGATCGCTGTCAAAGGCCTCGATCGGTGTGGCGATCACAGGATCAGTGCGCGCAACCCGCTCGACACCCGAGATCGAGCGCGCCGAGCAGATCGAACGCCTGACTGTCGCCGACAGCCCATCATTGGCCGCGGTCGCCCGGCATACCAGCCGCGCCAAATGATAGAGCCCGGCCGTGTCGTCGTGGCGCCAGCAGCGCTCGTCGAAATGATACCAGCGACCATCGCTGGCATGCCGCCAATCGCCGTTGAGCCGGGTCTGCACCAGCACATTGGCCATGGCCTCTTCGCTGGCAAAGACCGGGATCTCCTGATCAACGGGCGGCCCGCCGCCGCCGGTCTCGACCTCGACGCCGATGCGGCGGCCGTCTTGCGTCGTCAATTTGAGGACCGTCGCCTGTTGGCGATGCTCGTCAGACATAGGTTCCCCCAAATAAAAACCCCGGAAAATCCGAGGTTGGGTTATTGAAACCGACCAGCTGCGCGAAGGGCCGCTCGCCCCGGCGTGGGACAATTTCCCGTGGCCCCGGGATCCCCGGCACCCGCCGCCCTCCATTTCATCCGATCATATCGCATTTTCTGCTTGAAATCGTCGCAGAAAGTGCGATATATAATGGGTCGAAACGAAACGAGGAGATCAGGAAATGGCACAAACTGTCAGGCAAGCGAAGATCACCGAAGCGATGCGGCTGTTGCGTGCCAAACGCTCTTATGGTGACGGGTACATGCACAGTGGGTTCAAGGCGCTCGGCGCGACCATGAAAGAGCGCACCGGCAAGGTAGATAGCTGGGTGCGTGGCAAGAGCGCGGCAGCACTCGACGACCTGATCGTAACGCTCGGCGGCAATCCCGCGGAAATCGAAGCGAAGATTCGCGAACAACTCGATTTTGCGGATCATTAAGATGTACGAGAGGGAGATGAACCCATGAACCACTATGTAGCGTCCAACTCCTGGTGCTCGGCTTGGTCATTCGAGTTCGCCAACATGGTATACGGCGGCGAGTTCACGGTTTGGTACGTGTAAACCCCACGCGCGCACCATCAGATGACCCCGTTCCGCGCATGGCGTAACCGCCTCTCGCTCTCGCAGCGGGAGGCGGCGGCGCGCCTGGACTACGGCAAGCGGAAAGTTGAGGCATGGGACCGCGGCGAAGAAGAACCGCCGCTCGTCGTGCGTTTCGCAATGTCGGCCATTGAGGCGGGAATCGATCCGGTCACTTAGTACTTAGTGAACCAGCGGTGCGACGAGATCTCAGGCGATCATTTGCGGTAGCTTATTTGTTGTTGGCGCTGCCCAACGCGGCCACGGATCAGCGCGGCGCCAGCCCCGGCTTCGCGCCCCGCCGACGACGAGCCGCGTCCGTCGATCCAGTCATCGTTATGATCGCGGTCGATCACATTACGGCTCTCAAACCACAGCCGAGCCTTCTCTCTTGCTTCGGCGATTGCAGGGGCGGCAACCAGTAGATCATCGATCTTGCCCCTGAGCGCCTGAGCATAAGCAAAACAAAACGCCCACAGATTGTCGGGCCCGTCGCTTTTTTTATAGTCGAGCCAGGCCCTGATCCGCTGGTTGCTGATCTCGCTCATCATGTAGCGCCAAACTTCCAAGTCGGCAACCGTACCGGCGATTTTGAAGCGCGCGAACTTGGCGTGATAATACGGTGCGCAGCCGCATAAGTTCGCCAGTGCCGCCGCGATCATGAACTCCCATTGCGCGCCCTTGGCCCATGGCGCGTGGAGCTCGACCTCAAATCTGGTGCGGTCTTTGGCGCCTTCGGTCAGCGTTACATTGTGTTTCGTGATCAGCTTCTCGGTGATCTCCCGAGCGCTAGCCGCTTCCCCGGCAAAGGCAGTACTATCGGCAAGCGCCAACAGCGCCAATATCCGGTCGATCAACTTTTGCCGTTCCGAGTCCATGCCCGCTTTTTACTCCTTTTTTACCAATCAGCCCAGGCGATGTTCCGGCCGCTGGCGCGGCACCACTGGCCGAGCTCGTTCCAGTCTTTCAAGAACGCCGGCGGTTTGGCGAGCCGCACCGTGCGGCCCTCCTCGACCCAGCGCCGGGTAACCCGCACCAAGAGCTTGTCGGCGTCCGAGCCGCGCACATCGTTCTGCCCGAGGATCACGACCGTGGTGATCTCTTGCGCCAGATCGAGGACCAGCATCGAGCTCAGCGAGACGCCACAGACGGCACGCCAGGCCGGGCGATTAAACACCGCGGACAAGGTATCCTCGATCCCCTCGCCGACCATGCAGACCTTGCGCTGCGTGCCATGCCACAGGTTGATCCCGCTGCCGCGATAGCTGCCGATCGTCCGCTTGGCGCCACCGGTCGGCCCATGCCGATCGGGGATCGGCGCCTTGCACACCACGATCGGATCGACACTGAGCCAAGTGCAATGCACCGCCATCAGCTCGCGCGCCGGCGAGGTGATCGCCGCCACCATCGCCGGCCAAGGGCGCTCGGTCTGCGAGTTCCACAGCCGCGGGTGATAACGCAGCGCGCCCGGCGCCTCGCCGAGCTCGGCCAGCACGATGCCGCGAGCCTGCAGATAGCGGTCGACTGGATCGCCGCGTCTGAGCGTATAAGTCTCGCCCCAGATCCGCTTGATCGAGGCGCTGTAGTCGTGGCGCGGCCGGCTCGCCGCGCGCTTGGCCGCCGGCGAGAGCTCGCGCGGCGGCAACCGCAACCAGTCACGCGACCACTCGAACGCTTCGCCCTTATCGTTGTTGAAGCTGACCCCGGCGACGAGATCCAGACCATCGCCGCCGACCCCGGCGCCATAGTCGAACCAGCGGCCCTGCTTGTCGCCCCACAGCTTGATCGCAAGCGACTGACCCTCCTCGCCGGCCAAGCTGCCGACCCGCCAAAAGCGCCCCTCCCGGTAGCCGCGCGGCAATAGCTCGCGGACCAGCTGATCGATGCGCTCATTTAGCCGCCGCGCGACTTCGCGATAGTCATCGACCAGCCCCATCGGTTCATCGCACCGACGTCACGCGGTAGGCCGATTGGCGGCGGTTCGTGACCTCATAATTCACCCATCCCCGCAATCTGAGCTCACGCAAAATGCGGCTCGGGCTGTCCGGGGCGAAATCACAGGCGAGCTCCCGCAAGTGATAGGCCAGAATTGATAATCCCAGCTTCGAGTAAACGCGGTCGAGGTTTTCTTCTTGCTGATCCGCCCACTCCCAAAGATCATCCGGCGGCTCACCCATCGGCGATCACATCGCGCTTTAGCCGCGCTCGCGGCGGCGCGAACATACTCCAGCGACCTGCCCGCTAGCGTCGTCCACGGGCATAGCCGATGCTTTGGTAAGGGTTGCCCGGCATATCGAAACCCTTGTCCCAGGCTTCGCGCAGCGGATCGATCAGTCGCTCCTGCACCTGTTTGCTGGCATTCAGCACGCGATCGGTAAACGGCGCCCGCTTGATGATCCGAGTCGCCGCGTCCAGGTTGTCCTGGGCCTGATTGAGCAAGCGCGCCAGTTCCTCGTGCTGCTCACGGCTAAGATGTTTCAGCGGCATTACGGCAACCTCCTTTCGGGTCTGTAATATCGAGCTCGGGAATAGTCATCGATCAGGGAGATGGCCGGCACGAGCTCGGGTTGGTTCCCTGCCGTGCCGGCCTTGCCCAGCCACGCCACGCCACGTCAAGCGTTGCCTAGCCACACCGGACCCTGCCGAGCCGTGCCGCGCCGGCCTTGCCAAGCCGTGCTCAGCCGGGCCGCGCCCTGCCATGCCAAACAACACCCTGCCAGCCATGCCGGCCTTGCCCCGCCGCACCGAGCCGTGCCGCGCCGTGCCGTGCCCTGCCAAGCCGGGCCCGCCTTGCCAAACCGTACCCAGCCGTGCCGCACCTCGCCATGCCGCACAACGCCTTGCCACGCCGGCCTTGCCTTGCCGTGCCTTGCCTTGCCTGGCCAAGCCTCGCCGAGCCAAACCACGCCCCGCCACGCCAGCCTTGCCCAGCCTTGCCCAGCCTCGCCCGGCCCAACCGGGCCGCGCCGTGCCTAGCCGATCCCTGCCGGCCTTGCCCAGTTCAGCCAAGCCATACCAAACAACGCCCTGCCATGCCCGGCCTAGCCTGCCGCGCCACGCCGGCCTTACCTGGCCGTGCCCTGCCGGGCCGTACAACGCCGCGCCACGCCCCGCCGGCCTTGCCATGCCAGGCCTAGCCATGCTGCGCCCTGCCCTGCCGTGCCCAGCCGGCCTTGCCGTGTCGTGCCAGACCAAGCCATGCCGGCCTTGCCCTGCCTCGCTCGACCGTGCCCAGCCGCGCCGCGCCGAGCCTAACCATGCCGGCCTTGCCATGCCAAACACCGACCAGCGTTGCCTTGCCCGGCCCAGCCGCGCCAGCCTTGCCACGCCTAACCGGGCCAGGCCCCGCCCTGCCGAGCCGTGCCTTGCCGCACCCAGCCATACCGCGCCGGCCTTACCCTGCCTTTGCCTTGCCTGGCCAAGCCTCGCCGAGCCAAACCACGCCCCGCCACGCCGGCCTTGCCCCGCCGGGCCCCGCCCTACCTCGCCGCACCCAGCCTTGCCATGCCGGCCTTGCCCGGCCGTGCTCTGCCGGGCCGTACAACGCCGCGCCACGCCCCGCCGGCCTTCCGTGCCGAGCCCTGCCATGCCATGCCGGCCTTGCTATGCCACGCCATGCCTTACCGCACCGCGCCGAGCCGAGCCCTGCCTTGCCAGCCTCGCCCAGCCTTGCGCTGCCGCGCCCTACCCAGCTCGGCCACGCCTGGCACTGCCTTGCCAAAAAGGATCAAGCCGTCGGCCGATCCTCGCCGTCGCGTTTTCGTGGCCGCCGGCGGCGCGATGGTGATGCCGACGGCGGCTCGCCCTCGATCTCGGTGCGCAATGTCGCCAGCCGCTTTTCGAGCAGCCCGCGCGCCCGCGCCATCAGCTTACAGGCATCGGCAAACTGGCGGGCGCGGCGCTCGAACGCCCCGAGATCACGCAACAGCCCCTTTAACGCCGCCTCCTGCAGCGCCCTGGAGCCGATGACCTCGCTGGTCATCCGGTAGCTTGTTCCCGCGCCGGCGTTGATCGAGACAAACAGCCGCCGCGGCTCGACCTGGTCTACATCATCCTCGTCGAGATAGGTGATACGCGCCTGCAGGTGGCGCGCCTGGTGCTTGCGCCAGCTATGACCGGCGATTCCGTCATTCCATTCGAAATGTGGGTGCAATACCGAACCCGGTAGCTTCGCCGCCTCGACAATCACCTCGGGTGTCAGATCGCCGTCATTGGCCTCAGCCAGTGCCGCCAAGGCCTCGCCGAGCGGTTGCGCGCTGGCCTCCCCGCCATTGGGCAGTAACAGCTGACCATCGTCAAACTGATAGATGATGCGGGCCATCACGCGAACCCCACCGGCGGCCGGTCGTCGAGGTCCCCCAGCTCGCCCGGCCACTCGAACGGCTCATGCTCGGGCACTGCAGCGCGACCAAGGGAAAATTGCCGCCACATCTCCTCTTCTTTCCCGGTCGCCAGACGAAACGCGCCAAAAACCCCACTACGCTGGTTGCGCCAGTCGCCAAGACCGCAGATTTGGCCGGCTTCCTCGACCAGAAATGACAGCTGGTCGTTACTGACCAGGTCGGCGTTGATGCGACCCGTGATATTGAATGCCCAGGGCCAGAATTCGGCGCGATAGGTAAAGCTCGCGGTCTTTCTGAGCCCGATACCGACGCGCACCATATCCTCGCGCATGACCGCCTGCTCGCCCCAGATCCGCACCAGCGGCATATTGCACTTGGCACCGGCCAGCGCCGGCCGCACCGGCGTCAGCACCGCATTGAGCCACAGCCCGGCCATCACATCGGTTTTAGGTATCCCCTTGTCATTGTGCGCGGCATCGATCAGCGCCTTTTTGAACCCGGTGACCGGGAACCCGCAGACCCCTTCGCCGAGCTCTTTCATCTCGTACTGCGAGGTTAAAAAATCGGCTTGAGGATCGCGCGGCTCCTTCCCTGGTTTGATCGCCGAGACCTGCTTGGCCAGCATCTCCTGCTTAGCCTTCTCGCTCCACGCGTGACAGATCAGCGGGGTCACGCCAATCACCCAAAAATTCAGCCGCGCCCATCGCGCCCGCCGCGCCATCAGCTGCGCTGCAGTCTGCTCTGCAGCCGTCCTCGTACTGCCTTTTGCCATTCAAGCCTCCTATTTCAGAGCCATTAAAAGCGCATAGATGATCAGCGCCCAAAGCAATAGCGCCAACGGCAGGCCAATCAGGATGCCGCGGATCAGGCCGCGACCCTGGTCGTCATCCGTTTCTGGTTCTTTGGCGGACACCGCCCAGCGCTGCGCCGAGCGCGGGTTGAGATCCAGCACATCATGCATCTCGGTTTTTCGCATGCCGTTCATCAGTTCGGCTTTTGCGTCAATACGCCGGGCGGGAAATCGTGACGTCGCGCCAGCACGCCGCGGAACTCGTCGAGCATCTCGATGACGTCGTCGCGATTGCAGTTCGTCAGATAGGTCAGCTCGGGCCGGTCGCCGAGCTCGAACAGCAGCACGACCCAGCCGAGGCCTTTGGCGGCGTTGCCGACAAAGGCGGCGATATAGTGGCCGCGCTCCTCCAGCTCGCGCATCCGCTCGGGATCGATTTCCCGCTTTGGCGGCGCCGGCCACGGCGGGAACTTTTCCGCCGGGAAGTGCTCGCGCTCGCCCTCGACCTCGGGCCGCAGCATGCCGGCGTCGGTCGCCCGGCGGCTGATCTCTTCCATCAGCTCGATCAGCTTGTCCGCCTCGGGCTCGCTCAGACCCTTTAGCAGCAGGGCTTTTTCCATCAGCAGCGCGAGCAGATCGACGCGGGTCAACGGCAGGCCCTGCTGTTGCGGCCCGCTCAGCGCGTCCCACAGAGTGTCGACTATCGACTGCATCATCGCCCGCATCGCGCGCTTGCGCTTGCTCTCACCCATGATGACGGGACCCCAATGGCAAGGACGGCTCGATCTCCTCGGCGCGTTCGCGGGCCCGCTCCAGCCGCTCGAGCTCGGCCAAGAGCAGAGCTGCGGCAACGATCAGATTGCGGCGCCGGCCTTTGGGCTTGAGCTGCTGCGCCGGCCATGGCCACAGAGCGGCCGCGTCGGCCGGGGCACTCGACGCGCGGATGTAGGCGCAGGCGGCGCGCGCCAGCTCGCCCTCGCCCATCTCGTCGTCATCCAAGGGGTGAAACCCCTCCTCGCTGATCTGGCGCAGCCGCTCGGCGCGCACCTCGGAGCGCACCACGTCGCCAATCCGCCGCTGGTCCTTGGTGATCTTGCGGGCGCGCGGTGTTCTCATGTCGTCGCCTCCTTGGCGATCGAGCAGGCGATGCGCTGGCAATCGTCGAGGGTAAGCTCGACCTGGTATTCGCCCTTGCGTCCCCATACGACAAGGACCACCCCGTCCGCGGTCTCCTCGAGGATCGGGCGATCGTCGGCCCGTACCACCACCAGCGGCTGCATGCCGCGCCCACGAAAGACGATTTTCATTCCTCGGGCTCTTGGTCGGGATCGCGGATGTAGTCGTCGAGAACCGCGCCCGCGCTCGCCTCGATGTATTCGACCAGGTTGACCGCCTGGCGGTCGTTGCCGAGCGGCTCCATCCACCGGATCTCGATCTGACGCACTCCGGCGGCGCGAAAGCCGAATTCGCGCATCAGCATCTCGACCGCGG